CAATATAAATCTCACCTTCAGAGGTGATGCCCTCAGGCTCCGGAGGAATATCCGCGACATCAGTAGCATCAGCCTCGACATCTACATCTACGTCAACCTCCTCAACCTCGTCTTGCTCTAAAAGCCGTTTGTATTGTTTTATTAACTTTAGCGTTTTCATAATTTTTTATTTGTTATTCGTCCTCTGTACCATCTAATGCGGCAATAATCTTATCCGTATGCTGTTGAAATTTCTTAACAGCAGTGCCGGCCACCTTATCCCGTTCCTTTACCGCTGTTTTAGCCTCTTGAGCAGCGGTACCGGCCATCTTCGCTAGCCCGCCCATTAACCCCTTTTTAGCCGTACCAGCCAATCTTCGAACCTCTTTATTAACATCATACGTCGGGTCCTCACCGGCTTTGACTTCAACATCTTCTGCCGGAATAGGAGCTCCGAACTCTCTTTTAAATGTATCAAAGTTGTCAAAAGGGCTACCTGTACCCCACATTTCGAAAGAATCGATTAATTCACCATTAACATCTTTTAGTTCAACAGTATATTTGTCTTCGCCAGGTCGATTCTCTTCTACCAGTCTTAGAAACTTATTCATGTATATATTTATGGAAGCAGTGAGAGTTTTATATTCACATCAGCAAGAAACTCCTTCTCTAAGTGCTTTAAATCATACCGCTTAAGAAAGTTACGAAAATTTTGAAAGGATAATCTAGCATCAGAAGGTCTCTTCCATACTTCATAGTCTTGTTCCTCAATAAATTGTCTAAATCCTACTTCTCCATAATTAATCACACTAGGTAGCACGTTGAAGATACGCTTTACGAGCTGATATTCAATGACCTTGTCATCTGTTTTATAATAAAACAGCTTTTTATGCTTCTTATCTATCCTAACAGCTTGAATTATTTGTTTTAAGATAAAATGGATACCTAGTTTATTCTTATCATGACGATTTAACTTTAAATCATTCTCTACTAAGTGATAGTTATACTCCTTAAATGATTTATCTAAGAAGTAATTAACATTTATGATAGTTTTATGAAATGTCGGTATATAGAGGTGACTAGTTTCGTCGCTTACCGATTCTAAGGTTGATGATTCCATTATAGTAGTCATCTTTTAACAATACTTCTTCTTCAAATTGTAGCTTAGCTTCATGATAACTCAACTCCCACTTCGAATCACACCATCTTAGAATTTCGAACTTAAAACTATCCTTGCCAAGTACTTCTAGATCTTTATTAAGCTGATTTGATGAAGAAGTGTAGCTCTTCCAGTCAGTCTCTACCACTTCTCGGCGTTTATTCTTCTTCCCTTTAAGAGGAGGGCGCTTTTTAATAGACTGGCACTGCTTTTTACCAATATACTTCTTGTCATTAGTAAGATTTGTTATCTTATAAATGAAACCGTAAGGTAAGTCTGTACCTTCCTCGAGGATCCCCTCCCAATGTCCTAAATCACTCACTCTATCCAAATACACTTCTCCACTTTTTCGGTACTTTTGATAAATCTAAAGGTCTAACATTTATAGTATCCTTTCCTTTTTCAACAGCTTTATGCAGTCTATGGTTACCATCCAATACCTCAACGTACTCACCATCTTTTTTGGATACTATAATAGAGTAATTCCAATTAGCTTTTATAGCTCTGTCCAAAGTAGCTTGCTGCTGCTCTGGTGTCTTATTAGGCTTGTGTCGTGTATGTATATCTAAGTGCTCAATATCTTTAAGGTCAACCTGTACACCGCCTTTCTCATCAGAAAATCCTTGCTTAGCTAGCTCTTCTTCAACCTCCTGCATCGTAATAGTAGTCTCACCATCAGACCACGTTGTATCTTCGTACCCTGGGTGGGTATCCTCTTCATTCTCAGAACCAGTCAAATATAAATTCTTACGCGTAAGCCACTTTTCCTTTTTCTTATCCTTTTTATCTTTCTTACCCCCTGTACTACCTTTCCGGGTCTGTACCTTTTTACCTAACGCCTTTGGCGCTCCAAATATATTTCTACCATCATTTCTAGCATACTCATCTCCAGATTGTGGTTCACTTGGACTGTAAATACTATGCATGGAAGGACCATCACCGTAAGCACCACCAGCACCAGCAATATTATCCTCTTTTAACATCTCAAGGAACATTCTTTCAAATTTACAAGTTGATTCCATTTTAATAATATTTATAATAAAAGAGTGGAATTGCTAAAGAAGTATATAGAGGACATTAATAAAGATTTGTATTTAGATGATTTTAATCTCAAAGAAGTGCAGATGAGACTACCTGCGCGTAAGCATTTTTGGGTTGCTCGGTTAATTGAAGCTAAGATTAAGCGTAATACCCTTTTTGCTAAAAAGAAGAAATTAAAAAAGGACCTTGTAAAGAAGGTAATAGAAGACTCACCGGTACGTATTAATCAAACTGCAGCTGAAACTGCAGCTGAGAGGTATGACTCGGTTGTTAATATTAATAATTCAATAAAGGAGCAAGATACTATTATTGAATATCTTGAAAAGGTTGAAAAGATACTAAGCACGATGCACTGGGAGGTAAAAAACATAGTAGATATTAATCGAATGGAACAATTATAATGCTCTCCTTTGATTATAACCCCAGTACGCGTAGGCTCTTATTACGTACTGAAGATACTGACTTATTTAACCAAATAAGAGAACATTTTAGTGTAGAAAATGAAGCAGCAAAATTTGGTAGGCGTTATGGTAGGTTTATACCGCGTAGGAAGTACGCCATAACAGGAGCTGGCGCTTGTGATGTTGGGTTATATTGGGAGATCCGGAAGTATCTTGTAGAGCTTAATACTACTTATAATATAGAGGTAACAGATAAGCTTCAAAAAGTAATAAACATAGGCACAACAATTGATATGTTTAAAGACTTTACTTTTGACCTTAGAGAGTATCAAGAAGATGTGGTTGATAAAGCATTAAAGCTTGGTAGAGGTACATGCGTACTAGGTACTGGTGCTGGTAAAACGTTTACAACAGCAGCTTTAATAGAAAATTACTATAGATGTAGTAAAGATCCGGATACATTTAAGTGTATAGTACTAGTACCTGACTTAGGGCTAGTTACGCAAACGTATGATGAATTTTTAAACTGTGGTATTACCTTTAAATTAACAAAATGGACGGGTAAAACAAAACCAGACCTAACAGCTAACGTTATTATATGTAACATTGGTATTGTACAGAGTCAATTTAAATCTAGTGATTGGATGCAGTATGTGGATTTGTTAATTGTAGATGAATGTCATAAGATAAAAGCTTCGAATAAGATTAGTAAAATCGTATCAAAGATTAAAACTCATAACAAGTATGGGTTTACTGGTACACTTCCAGAGAATAATTTAGATAAGTGGTCGATTATAGGTAAATTAGGACCAGTTATATACGAAAAAACGAGTTATGAGTTAAGATTGGAGGATTATCTCGCAAATGTTAACGTAAAGATACTAAATTTAGAGTATAATACACCACCTCGATACCTTTCTGACGACCCTTATAGGGAAGAGTTAGATTTTATATATGAAAATCATTTTAGAAGTGACTTTGTTACTAAATTATGTGAAAAGCTTGAAAATAATACACTTATATTAGTAAATCACCTTAAACATGGTCATTACTTAACAGATTTCCTTTGTACTATACCAAATAAACGCGTTTACTTCATTTGTGGGGATGTAGATGTTGAAGAGCGTGATGAAATTAAGAAAATAATGGAAAATAACACAAATGTAATATGTGTTGCTATGAGCGCGATTTTCTCGACCGGAATTAACATTAAAAACTTGCATAACATTATTTTTGCCTCCGGAGGTAAGTCTTTTGTACGGACTGTGCAGTCAATTGGAAGAGGGTTACGGAAGCATGATCTAAAATCAAAATTAATTATATTTGATATATGTGATCGCTTGAGATATGGAATACGTCATTGTGAGAAAAGAAAAGCGATCTATAATATTGAGAAAATTAAATATTCTGAGAGTAATATTATTGAAAAATAAAAAAAGTATGCTATTATTATAGAAATGTCGAAAAAAGAAAAAAAGCCTTACTATATTGAACCAAGTGTCTTTAAAGAGTCTTTGAGAAAGTACTACGAGAGTGATATTTTAACAGATGATTTAGCAGAAAACATTAAAAAGATTGCATATGGGTTAAGTTATAATGCATCATTTATCAATTACACATACAAAGATGATATGATAGGAGATGCCTTAATTAAAATGTATTCAGCCTTAAAATATAAAAAGTTCAGTTTTGAAAAAGCTACTAATCCTTTTTCTTATTTTACAACCATAGCGTATCATGCTTTTATTAATAGAATTAAAAAAGAAAAGAAGCATCATGCTGCTATTGTTAGTTATAGGGAGCGAGTGTACGATGATTATATGAGTAATCCAGACAACACACATGGACATGTCTATGTAAAGCCACCCGACGAAGAGAATGCGTTTGAAGATTAACAAACCACGCGTTGCAATCTTTTCTGACCTCCACTTAGGCGTACACACCAACAGTTCTGAGTGGCATAATTATGCAGTAGAGTGGGCTAATTGGTTTAAGGATGAATGTAAACGTAATAATATTAAGGATATTATATTTTGTGGTGATTGGCATCACAATAGAAGCGAGATTTCGGTTAATACCCTACAAGTATCAGCTGATATATTAGATATTCTATCGGAATTTAACTTAATCGCGATTACAGGTAATCATGACCTATACTACAAACATAGGACAGATGTTAATTCATTATCTATCTTCAAAAAACGCAAAAACGTAACAATTCTAAATACCTTTGAAACAATAGAAGCGTTTGATCGAACAATTACCTTCTGTCCATGGAATACAGATGTTAAATCTATACCAAAGAGTGATGTTATCTTCGGCCATTTCGAGATAGAAACTTTTAAAATGAACTCTTATAAGGTTTGTGAAGAAGGTGTTAAAGTAAAAGACCTATTAAGCAAAAGCAGTCTGATTATATCCGGTCATTTTCATACTAGACATGATAAAAAGTTTACTAAAGGAACAATTCTTTATACTGGTAACCCATTTCAGATGGATTTTGGTGATACTAACAATCAAAAAGGTTATTATATCTTAGACTTCGACACATTAGAATATAACTTCACACCTAATAATATTTCACCTAATTATATTAAAATAAGCTTAAGTGATTTAGTAGAGGAAGGTAACATTACACCTAATATTGTTAATAAAGTTTGTAATAATATTATTAAGTTAAAGGTTGATATGAATATATCACAAGAAGATATGGATATACTATTAAAAAAGTTAGCATTGCTTAAACCAGAAGCATTAACTGTAGATTATGATATTAATTTTAACCGGCTTATTGATGATACAGATAATAAAGAAGACCTGTCTGGTATTGATATACCACAAGCAATTGAAGAGTTTGTAGATTTGCTTGAAATAAAGAATAAAAAAGAGATAATTGACTATACCCTAGGTTTATATGAAAAAAGTAAACTTTAAAAAAATAACTATAATTAATTTTTTATCTGTTGGTGAAACCCCTGTCACGGTAGAATTCACGAAAGGTCTGCATGTCATAACAGGTAGAAATAGAGATAAACCTGACCGTAGAAATGCAATTGGTAAGAGTACTATTGCTGATGCTATATATTTTGCTATCTTTGGTGAAACGTTACGTGAGCTAAAAAAAGATCTTATACCTAATAACCTTACAAACGGTAAGACTCACATTGAATTAGAATTTGAATTAGATTCCCCGAAAGGTATTAACCAGTATAAAGTTATTCGAACACTATCACCATCTAAAGTATTAATATTTAAAGATGGGGTCGATAGAACTCGTGATAGTATAAAAAATACAACTACTTATATCTGTCAGGTATTGAGTGCGTCACCTTCAATCTTTCAAAACTGTGTTATAATGACAGTTAACAATGCAGTGCCTTTCATGGCAAAAAATAAAATTGAAAAACGAAAATTTATAGAAGATATTTTCGGTATGGAGGTTTTTAGTACGATGGTAGCTGCACTTCGAAATGAGTATAACGAGCTATCTCGAGAGCATGATACAGAATTAACCAAGCTAGAAGAAATAGAAAAGGCTTTTAAAAATTATGAAGAGCAAAAAGAAAAACTCCTCCAAATCAGAAGGGATAAAAAGCAAGTTTACTTATCTCGTCAAAAAAATAATACCAAAGAAAAAGACGACCTCAAACAACAGCTCGACCAAATACAAGTAGTAGATAGTACCGCTATCGCAGCCAAGGTATCTTTATATGAAGAAAAGTTAACGTCATGTGACGAAAAAATAAATGAATACTTTAGTGATGCTAGCGCTGCAAAAGCTGATGCCACTCATGCAACCAATGCCTATAAGAAAATAGGTACAAGTGAAGAAAAATGCCCGGTATGCTTACGTGAGATTCAAGACCATGATTCAGAATATATTGAAAAAGAAAAAACAGATTTAAAGTGTCAGATAGAGGACATGGTGCAAAGTATTAAGACTATTAATGCTAATTTAGAAAAAGCAAAAGACATTAAAGCTAAGATACAGTTTAGTATACAGAATAGTAATGCAAAAATATCCGAAGCTAAATTACAACTTCAAAACAAAAATAATATATTACAGCGTATTAATCAATTAGACGAATGGCAGAGTGAGTTGAAGGGAGATCTTGAAGCTATAGAATCGACTGAAACAGATTTTGATACTATTATTGTAGATACCCAAAAACGTGTCAATAAATTAGAAGTAAAGGTTAAGACATATAGAGACAAATTAAGTAAATTAGATATTGTAAAGTATGTAGTTTCAGAAGAAGGTGTTAAGTCATACATTGTTAATAAACTACTCGAGTTACTTAACAGCAATCTTTTGCATTACTTAAAACGATTAGATTCTAATTCAATTTGCATTTTTAACGAGTATTTTGAAGAAGAAATTTTAAACGAAAAGAACAAAGTTTGTTCATATTTTAATTTTTCCGGAGCAGAAAGAAAGTCAATTGACTTAGCGTGTCTTTTTACATTTTCAGATATAAGAAGGCTACAAGGAGGGGTACAATA